AGGGTATGATCCCTTAGATTACGGAGAAATATAAAATGGCCCAATTAAGTTCCCCAGGCGTAAGCGTTTCAATTATCGATGAAAGCGCATACGGTTCTGCAGGCACTGGTACAGTTCCAGTTATTGTCTTAGCAACACGTTCTAATAAAACATCACCAGATGGTTCAGTTGCACAATACACTACTGCACCTTTTGCTAAGAAACCACTTATTGTTACAAGCCAACGCGAGTTGGTACAATTATACGGTGAACCAAAGTTCACTATTGTTGACGGTACACCCGTACATGGTCACGAATTAAATGAATACGGCTTGCTTGCCGCTTATTACTACCTAGGTATTGCTAACCGTGCTGTTCTAGTACGTGCTGACCTTAACATGGAAGAATTAGAGCCGCAAGCAGAAGCTCCAACTGGCCCAGCAACAAACGGTCAATACTGGTTAGATACAAGTGCAAGCACATGGGGCTTGTTTGAAGGTAATAGCTCTGCATGGGTAGCCAAGTCAGTTTTAGTATCTGATGGCACTCCTGGCGCCGGCGAAGGTGTTGAAGGCGATTACGCTTTAGATGCAACAAGCGATGTTAAAACTTTCTATAAAAAAGTTGGAGCCACTTGGGTCGCAGTTACTTCCGGCAACCTAAGCACAACAGTAACAGTTGGACCACATTATCAAGTTCCAACACCAACAGTTGGCGCAGTATGGTTTAAGACAACAAGTCCAAATTCTGGCTTGTCTTTAAAAGTTAAAAAATACAATGCTTCTACCGAAAGCTGGACAGCACAAACGATCGGCGCAGGCAACCCTGATCAATTAGTTGGCTACGTTGATAATGCTACAGCTACAACAGAATTTGGCAGTAAGCTAGCAACAAATAGCATTTACATCCAATTTGCAACTACAAACGAAGCTAAGTTTGAAATTAAACGTTTCAATGGTTCTGCATGGGCTACACCAGCAGTAAGCGCAAGCGCAACAGCCCCAACAGGCGCATTACCAGACGGTAAGTTATGGTATGATGCAGGCAGTGTAGTTGACGTTTATGTTAAAATAACAGTAGACGATACACCAATTTGGCAAGCAGTTTCTCAAGTTGATGTAAACACTGAAGAGCCAACAAACCCAAGTTTTGGTGATGTGTGGGTTGATACAAACGACATGGCTAACTATCCATTCTTGAAAGTATGGAACGGTAGCGAATGGGTTGCTAAAGACAATGCAGACCAAACAACTCAAGATGGTGTATTGTTTGCAGATTTAACAGCCGACGCCGGTGATACAAGTGGTATAGGCAACGGCGCAAGCCCAATGGATGATCAAGCTCCTAACCCAGCTTACTATCCTGAAGGTATGTTGTTATGGAACAGCGCAGTAAGCTCTGGTAACGTAAAAGCATGGAATGCAACAGCAGGTTTCTGGCAGTCAGAATCTGGCAACGTTGATAGCGGCCCCAAAGCAGGTGCCCCATACATGTTTGACAAAGCTCAGCGCCGTGTAGTTGTCAAGCGTTTACAAGCCGCGTTAGCAAGCAACGAAGAATTACGTGCTGAAACATTAACTTTCAACGTTATTGCTACACCTGGTTATGTTGAGTGTATCGACGAAATGGTCACATTGAACTTAGACCGTAAAGAAACAGCGTTTGTTATTGCTGACACACCATTGAAGTTAAGCAACAAGATCACTGATGTTGTTAACTGGTCTTTAGGTACAGCGGCAGGCACAAACGGTGCAGACGGTTTAGTTACACGTTCTGGTAGCGCCGCAATTTACTACCCAAGTGGGTTATCAACAGACTTGAGCGGTAACGATGTTGCAGTTCCAGCAAGTCACTCAGTTCTACGTGGCATTGCATATAACGACCAAATTGCTTATCCATGGTTTGCTCCAGCTGGTTTAACACGTGGTGCTTTAAGTGGTATCAGCAACTTGGGTACAGTTAACGCTGAGAACGAATTCGTTCCATTGGCATTAAACCAAGGTTCACGTGATGCATTGTATGAAAAGAACATTAACCCATTGGTTAATTTCCCAGGCCAAGGATTATACATCTGGGGTCAAAAGACATTGTATCCAACTAACTCGGCATTAGACCGCGTAAACGTAGGTCGTTTGTTGGCTTACTTGCGTGAACGTTTTGAAGTTATTGCTCGTCCATTCATCTTTGAACCAAACGACCAGCGTACACGCAATCGTATCATGGGTGTGTTCAACGCATTCTTGGCTGACATGTACTCTAAACGTGCAGTATACGACTTCTTAGTAGTTTGTGATGATACAAACAACACTCCTGCTCGAATTGATAGAAACGAGTTGTACATTGACGTGGCCATTGAGCCAGTTAAGGCAGCTGAATTTATCTATATCCCAGTTCGTGTTGTAAACACTGGCGCGATTGCCAATGGTACACGCTAAATAACACTAACAGGAGACACATAAAATGGCAGTCAATTTAGACAAATTTAACGTAGACGGAGGCAGCGCAGGCGTATTGGTACAGCCAAAGCTAGCATATCGTTTCCGTGTGCTATTAAACGAATTCGGCGTAGGTGAAAACCTAGAGCTAACAAGTCAAGTTGTTAGCGTGAGCCGTCCAAGTTTAACACACGATGACGTAGTAGTCGACGTTTACAACTCCCGCATCAAGTTAGCAGGCAAGCACAACTGGGACGACATCACATTAACAGTTCGTGATGATGTTACAGGTTTAGTAGCACGAGCTATTGCGGCACAAATGCAAAAGCAGGTAGACCATGCAAACCAATCTAGCATCAAAGCTGGTGGTGGTTACAAGTTTGGTATGGCTATTCAAAACTTAGACGGCTCTCAACCAGCTGAAGTATTGGATTCATGGCAGTTGGCAGGTTGCTATATCTCTAACGTAAACTACGGCGAGAACAACTATTCAACAAGCGATCCACTACAAATTTCTATCACAATCAAGTATGACAACGCTAACCATAACATTGGTGGTACTGATGCGTTTGATGGCGGTGCTGGTAATAACGCGATTGATGCAACATCATCCGGTGTTGCACCAGAGTAATAGTCCGCTTTAATGTAAAGTGATAAGTAAGTGTAAGCAGAAATGCTTGCCCTTACAAGGAGAAAGAAAAGGGCGAGAAATCGCCCTTTTCCATTGAACACAATGGCGTTTACAAACTTAGCAACAAAACTTATTCTCAATGACATGCAGGTCAATTCTGGACCTCTTGGCAACGGATTTCCATACTTAAAATTTGCATGGGAAGTTGAGCTATCTGTTGGAAGTGGCGGCGAGGCCACTGGTTTATTTTCAACCGGACCGCTGGTTGCAAAAACATGTGAGCTTCCGAGATTTTCCATCGAAACACAAGTAGTAAACGTTTACAATCATAAAACCATAGTCCAGACCAAAATGAACTATGAGCCAATCACAATGACTTTCTATGATCAAACTAATGATGTTGCAGAAAGTATGATTTGGGATTTTGTCAAAGGACAATTTGATCCCAGTGATGCAAGTAAAAAGCCCGGCATCGCACCAATGACTGTGACTATCAAGATGAAAAATCTAAGTGGTGATGGTGAAGATAAAGTATACACACTGACAAATGCGTTTATCGTTGACGCCCAACACGACTCATTGGACTATTCAACAAGTGATCCGGTTGTATGGACAATTACATTGCGATATGAAGATTTACAAACAGCTGACTTTAAAGGTAAAACACCCAGCGATGGCGGCGCCGGTATTAAAGCATTGCCCAAGCCACCATCAAAGCCATCTGTTGTGTCAGTGCCTATTACCAAGCCACCTAAAGCTGACGCTCAAGTAGTAGATTCGGTGAGCACAGGCTATCAGTACACTGATCCAATGGGAACAGATGATGGTGCGGCAATAATGGCCGCGGCACGAAACAAAACGCAGTCAGCACCTACAGCCACTACACCATTCCCGTCAGCTGAAAAGACAAGATACGTATCACCTGCTGAATATGACAAAGAAATTGCTAGATTTAGTAGAGGTAGCGATCCTACATTGGCACCAAACGCACGTTACATTGAAACACTGAAACGAGAACGAGCTATGGTAGCCAACAATCAGTCTGACGCCGAAACTGCCCGTCTTGCTCGTGCAGGAACAGTAAGTCCTAGCACTGGTGCAATAGCCCCAGCCACAATCAATAAGACACAGGACTCTGTTCCTAAAGTATCTGAGCAGGTACAAAGTAAGAAACCGTTGAGCACAGCCAATCAAGAATTTGTTAAACAGGAATCAAAGTATGTTCAAGATGACAGCGGTATGAATCCCGAATATAAAAAAGCGTACCTAGCTGGATTGGAAAAATATCCACCAAGAACAAATAGTTTGCAATCACAAGAAACGTCTAGAAGAATGGCAGAAGCAGATGCATTACGATCAGCACCAAGATATAGTTCTCAGGTGCGTACACGTAATGCCGACGGCTCAATGACAGATAGATATGTACCACAAAGTGTTAATAATAATCCATCAACTGCAAGTGCTCAAGCTAACAAAGAACAGCAATACGTTAAGAAAACCAGCAAACCAACGGACTATTAATCATGGCATATAAAGTAATACCTCAAGTTGACTTTGATCGTGCAGTACAGCAAGTACTAAGTTTAGGACTTGGTCGTTCTCCCGCAGAACAAATTGTAATGGCACTGTGGAAAGCAAGCATTGACCTAGGACTAAATTTTAAAGTTCTTATCGAACGTGCAGTAAGCAAGGGCACACTAGATGTAGATCAGTTGGTACTTGATCACATTAACACTAACTTACCCGATACAATTCGTTACACTAAGAAAACAGCAGTAGCAGTTTCTCCAATAGCAAATCGTGAACTATAATGGCCAACAACTATTCACAAGGATTCTACACTATTTTGAATCCAGAGAAATATGTAGGTAAAGGTACTCCCAAGTATCGCAGTGGTTGGGAGTTGACGTTTATGCGTTTCTGCGACAACCATCCTAGCGTAGTAAGCTGGGCAAGCGAATGCGTTCGCATACCTTACAAAAATCCCTTTACAGGCAAAGACACTTATTACGTTCCAGACTTTTTAGTAACGTACCAAGTCAATGGAGTTAACCGTGCTGAACTCATTGAAATCAAACCCAAGTCACAAGCAGTTATGGAACTTGCTCGTAGCCAGCAAGAAAAGATGGCTGTAGCACTCAATATGTGCAAGTGGCAAGCCGCACAAATCTGGTGCAAGCGTATGGGCGCACACTTTCGTATTTTAACGGAAGAAGACATCTACAATAACGCAAATCCAACACGCAAACGCCGCAAGTAAGTCATAAGTAAGTGCATGACTAAGAAATTAGAAGAAGTATTTGGTTTCCCGCCTATTGAGGAAGCAACTGCTTCAGACCACACACAACCAGAAGTTTCTGAAGAAATTCAGCAACAGCTTGATGTAGCTACCGCTACTATTGACATGGCAAACCGTGTCGATATTGCACTGCCCACTGTAACAGACATGGCAACAGCAGAGCGCGAGCTAGACAAGTTAGCAAACACCGCGCAAGAACAAAGCGAGCGTTTGATGGATTTGGGATTTAACGTAGATGATAGAAATGCAGGCAAAATCTTTGAAGTTGCTGCCCAACTGTTGAAAACAGCAGTAGATGCAAAAACAGCCAAAATAGATAAAAAGCTAAAAATGGTTGAATTGCAGTTGCGTAAGGCACGGATGGATCGAGAGGAAAAGAGCTCAGATTCTGGTAACGTACTAGACGCAACAGAAGGCGGATTAATGGGAAATCGCAATGATATCGTGCAAGCAATCCTAAAGAGCGTTGGTCATAATAAATAGTCTTATGAGAGGATTTAATTATGCCCACACTATTAGAGTATATTAATCAGTTACAGCGTGAACACCGCTACCGTGTTAAGATGGCCTTCCAGCCGTCAGATCGCCAACTTGAAAGTCTAGAGCGCCATATGAAAAAGTATGATGCGCTAGAAGTTGGCCGCCCAGAAAAGCTAATGTTACAAGCAGTACCAATGGACTTTCCACAACTTGGTGGACACGAAATTGTTATTGTTGATGTAGTAACACGCTTGCCAGTTAGTGCCCCTATGCTAGAAAACGAATTGCGAAATTTGTTGTACGTAGCAGAAGGTACACTAAAAGTATTCGGTCGTAACGAACCAATTGAACAGCAATGTGAAGAAGAAAAACCAGAAGGTGAATACAAGCCACTGATTGGTAATGACACTGAAGCTGGTAGCACTTGCGCTGACACAGTTGGCGACAAGTACAATC